ATCCAGGACGCGGCCGCGGTCGTGAACCTGGCCCAGCTCGCCGCGAACCGGTTCGGCCTCGCGATCGCGAAGAAGATCGACACCGTCTGGCTCCAGGGCGATGCCGGGAAGGGCATCGACGGCCTGGTCGGCGAGATCTCTGTCGGTAACACGGTAGCGGCCGGCACCGACTACGACGGGGCGGACCTCGCCTCGCTCGTGGGCAAGATCGACAGCCGGGCCATGAACACGGCCTGGGTCGTGAGCTCGGCCGGCTGGGAGCACGTCATGAAGTCCTCGGTCGTCTCGCAGTCGACGACCGTCGGCGATCGGGTTCTCCCGACCGTGATGGGCGCTCCGGTCTACAAGTGCCTCGGCCTGCCGGCCGGGACGCTGGCCCTGTACGGCGACTTCTCGATGGCGACCGCCGTCGCGGTGAAGTCGAACGGGCTGGTGATCTCGGCGAGCGAGCACGCCGGCTTCGAGTCGGACGCCGTGAAGTTCCGGGGCCTCCAGCGGGTCGGCATCTCGAACCACGACGCCTCGTTCGTGGCGAAGCTCATCGTCGACTGAACTTGACGACGCCCCCACGCAGAACGCCCGGCGGGGGCATGGAAGCCTCCGCCGGGCCGTTGCGTTTTTAGGAGGACCACCGTGGCCGCCCTGCATCCGATCCGCCTGCTGAAGTCGTACCGCGGGTACAAGGCCGGCACCGTGATCCAGGCGACCGCTGGACTCGCGGAGCACCTGGTCGAGACTGGGGCCGGCGTCCGCGAGGCCCAGGGGACGCTCCTCGAGGCGGCCGCCGTCCGGCAGGCCGAGCGAGCCGTGGCCCAGCCCACCGTCGAAGCACGATAAGGAGGCCCCTTGAAGCCCGACACCGTTCGCGTCGTGACCTGGCCCGAGACCGAGCCCGTGACGCTCGCCGAGGCGAAGCTACAGCTCGGCATGACCGAGTCGTTCGAGGAGTTCGACTCCCTGATCTCCGACAAGATCGCGGCCGGCCGCCGCTACATCGAGAAGCGGCTCGGCCAGACGCTCGTCGCCACCGAGTACCGGGCGACCTGGGCCGCGGTTCCGGTGACCGGGATCCTCACGATCCCGAACCCGCCGCTCCTGACGGGCTCGACCTACGCCCTGGCGGTGACGGTCGACGGCGAGGAGGTCGCCGAGGAGGACCTCGAGGTGGACGCCGACGCCATGCCGGCCACGGTCAAGCTCGGGGTCGGTTTCGGCGACTTCCTCGCCGTCGACCACTCCGGGAAGGTCGTCGTCACCTACTGGGCCGGCGTCGAGCCGGGCGATCCGATCGAGCCGAACCTAAAGGCCGCGCTCCTCATGTTCGTCGAGCACACGTTCAAGAACCGGGGGATCCTCGCCGAGGACGGGGCGGCCGAGCTGCCCCAGGCCTTTGAGGCCCTGCTCGCGTCCGCCAGCCATTCGGGGGCCTGGTAATGGGCGTCCTGCCGTCCGGGATCCTCCGAGAGTATTTCGCGATCGAGTCTCCGACCGAGACGCGGAACGCCGTCGGCGAGATGGTCCAGGAGTGGGACGAGGTCGCGCGGGTCTTCGGATCGTACGAGGCCCTGTCGTACGTCGAGCAGGCCCGCCGCGGCCAGGTCGGCGGGAGCACCTCGGCCACGGTCCGGATCCGCTACTACGAGGGCCTCCAGGCGAATTGGCGGCTCCGGTGGATCTCGCGCGGGGACCGCCTGCTCTACATCTCGGGCGTCGTCGAGCAGGGCCACCGCGAGGCGATGGAACTCTCGGTCGAGGAGGTCGCGGCATGATCTCCGTCAACTGGGCGAAACTGCTCGGCGAGTTCGGCGACCTCGCCAAGTCCTACGAATCGCTACCGGCCCATATCGCGAAGAAGCATCTCCTCGCGTCGATGCGGCGGGCGATCAAGGCGAGCGGCGGCGTCCAGAAGCTGCGGGCGAATACGCCGCCGGTGAACACGCGCCGCGGCCGCCGGAAGAAGGGCGAGAAGCGGTCCACCGGAGAGCTGCGGAAGAGCGTCACCACGAAGGCCCGGTGGATCGGCCGCAACAAGGACGGCTGGGCGGTCGCGGGCCTGGGCTACAAGTACGGCAACGCCAGTCGGAAGGCTATCTGGCACGAGTTTGGCACGACCCGAATGAAGGGCGTCGCCATGATGCAGCGGACGTTCGACTCGATCAAAGACCAGGTGGCAAGCCGGCTGTCGGTCGAGTTGAAAAACGCCCTGGAAGCTGCGGCCAACGAAAAGAACAGCGGAAAGAACCAGGGCTACCAGGGGTAAACAATGCCATCCGGATCCGAAGATCTGATCCAGTCCTGGCTCCGGGCGACCCTCGAGGAGGCCGCCGGCTGCAACGCCTGGCCGCTGATCGGGCCCGCCGGGGACCCGCCCTACGTCATGTTCGCCCAGGCCGGCCAGGCCGACGAGGACACGCTCGCGGTCGACGACGAGACCGTGACGACCGGGACGTTCACGATCGAGGTCTACGGGGCGAACTACGCAGACACCCACGAGACGGCCCGAGACATCCGCCGGGCCCTGCGAAACTTCGCCGGTAGCTCGGGCGACCTGACAATCGTTCGCGTCCTGGTCACCGACTCGAAAGACTCCGACCCGGTCTTCGAGGACGGCCAGAACAAGCCGACCGCGTACGTCGTCGAGATCACCGTCGCCGTCTCCTGGATGGAGTAACCGATGCCCGCCCTCGCTGGTCTTCCTACGGTCGCCGGCCTGTCGCTTCCGGCCGGCTGCACGAACGTCAAGGTCAAGACGACGGCCGCCGACCCGTCGAGCACGTCGAACAAAATCGACGTAACGACGCTGGAGGACACCGCCCGCGTCTACGAAGACGCGCCGCTGGTCGACGTTGGGGCCGGGGCTGACGACGACGGCGTGACGCAGACCGTCACCTGCTCGTTCTTCGGCGAAGCCCCGGCGGTGAACGACGACCCCGACGCGACCGGCTGGATCTGCACCGAGGTCGAGACCGAGTATGCCGTCGGCGACATGATCAAGGGCACCGCAACCTACACCTACAAGGCTCCCTAATCTATGCCCACGCCAGCCCAGGGGAACGCTCCCGCCATGCCCGTCTCCGACCTGACGAACGTCAAGGTCAAGCAGACGGGCGTCGACACCACGAGCAGCGGCAACCGGCTCGACGCCTCGACCCTCGACCTGGCGGTCGGGTCGAACCGCGTCTATGTCGACGGCCTGCCGGATTCCGGGGCCGGGGCTGTTGGCGGCGTCACGACGACGATCACCTGCTCGTTCTTGACGGCGAGCGCCCCGACGGCCGGCGGGACCTACACGATCGACGGCATCGAGTGCCGCTGCACCGAGGCGGAGGTCGAGTACGCGGTCGGCGAGCTGGTCAAGGGGACCGCCACGTTCGTCTCCGTCCCGGCTGGATCCTGATCCCCGAGCCCCGCGGGGGATCCCATGCCAGGAAGCGGCTCGCCAGCATACGCCCAAGGGTCGACCGTCGAGTTCAACGGGTCGCCGCTCGGGTCGGTCCTGAACTGGGTCAACCGGCCCGCGTCGGCCGCGACGGCCGACACGACCGGCGTCGAAGGCACCGTCTGGGGCACCGGCGAGGAAGCCCGCCTGGTCCGGACCGTGGCCTGCACCACTGTTGATCCGGGGACGGTCTCGGTCAGGTTATTGGGGTGCCCGCCGTACGCCGTGGATGACATCGGCTCGCGTGGGAGTCTCGTCGTCACGTTCGACGGCGGCTCCGTGACGTGGGACGCGATCCTCCTGTCGTTCGAGATCGAGGGGTCGGTCGGCGACCTTCTCCGCGGGTCGGCCGAGTTCCAATTCACGGGAGAAGCCTGACCATGCCGAAGCCCCTGGACCAGATCCTCGCGATCGCCGACGAGCCGATCGAGGTCACGCCGCCGCGGTCGCAGACGCCGATCAAGTTACGTTGGCCCTCGTTCGAGGAGTGGCACGCGCTCTCCGTCGCCCACCGCAAGCTCGCGGGCGAGGACCCGCCGGCCGAACTGATCGCCCGGACGGTCGCCGTCTGCGTCGCCGACTCAAACGGCGAGCGCCGCTACAAGGACGCCGACATCCCGACGCTCCTCCAGACGAGCCCGCGGACGCTGATGTGGATTTACGTCAAGTGCTGGGAGACCGTGCTCCGCAACGACGAGAAGGCCGTGAAGGACGAGGAGGGAAACTAAGGGGCGAGCCGTGGATGACGTTCGTCTACAGGCTCGCCGCGCATCACCGCATACCGAACGTGCCCGAGTTCCTCCGGACCACGTCCGTCCGGCAGATCCGCCGCTGGGCCGCCTTCTACCGCCTCGAGCCATTCGGCGACGAGTGGCGGCGGACAGGCCGGCAGACCGCGGCGATCTGCAAGGCGATGAACGCGAAGGTCTCGGAGGAGTTCGAGGAGATGTTCCTTCCAACGTATGACCCGAGCCGGCCCACGCAGACGCCCGAAGAGATGGCCCGCGAGCTGGCGAAACTGAAGCACCTGGCGAAGCCAAAGAAAAGCAAGGACGCGAAGTAATGGCGAGCACGATCGGCAAGGTCCGGGCGGTCTTCACCGCGTCGACCTCTGGCCTCACGGCCGGGGTGAACGCCGCGTCGGCGTCCATGAAGCGGCTCCAATCGGATGTCGCCGGCCTGCGGTCCGGCATGGGGGCGCTCGTCGCGATCCAGGGGACGCAGCTCTTTGCGTCGTTCGTCTCCGGGGCGACCTCGGCGGCCCGGTCGCTGATCGGCATGGGGGCCGCGGCGACCGAGGCGATCTCCCAGCAGAACGACCTCGCGAGCCGGCTCGGCACGACCTACGGGGAGCTCGCCGGCCTGTCGTACGCTGGGAGCCTGGTCGGCGTCTCGATGGACCAGATCGGCGCGGCCATGACCCGGGCCCAGGTCACGTTCGCGAAGGCGGCCGACGGCTCGAAGCAGGCGAACGCCGCCTTCGCCCAGCTCGGGCTCTCGGTCGCGGACCTGAACGGTATGTCGACCGAGCAGCAGTTTGAGGCGATCGCCCAGGCGATCTCCGAGCTGCCCAGCGAGGCCGAGCGGGCGGCCGCCGCGGTGGCCGTCTTCGGCAAGGCCGGCGTCGGCCTGTTGCCCATGTTCAACGAAGGGGCCGCCGGGATCCGCGCGGCCCGCGAGGAGGCGGAGCGGTTCGGCCTGGCCCTGACGAACACGCAGGCCGGCAACGTCGACGCGATGGGCGACTCGTTCGACAAAGTCCGCGCCGCGATCCAGGGCGTGATCAACCAGGTGACGGCCTACCTCGCCCCCGCGGTCACGGCGATCTCGACGGCCTTCACCGATATGGTGGGGTCGATCGGCGGGGCGAACATCGGCCAGGCCATCGGCGACGGGATTCTCCAGGGGGCGAGGTACTTCGCCCAGGTGGCCGACGCCTTCGTCGCCCAGATGGGCCCGCTCTGGAACTACGTTTCACAGGTCGGGGCCCAGTGGAGCGCCGTCTGGGGCGTGGCTTCGCGGGTCGGCTCGGCGCTCGCCGGCGTCGGTCGGGTCTTGTCGACGTTCTTCCTGTCGTTCGTTCGCGGCGTAACGGCGATCGGCGAGGTCCTCTTGAAGGCGATCCGCGGGGCGGCTGGGGCTCTCGGGTTCGACACCACCGGCCTGGACGTGGCCCTGGACGGACTGAAGGGATTCAATGACCAGCTCGGCCAGGACATCCGGAGCAACCTGGCGGCCGTCGGGGAAAACTTTTCGGCCGCCTTCGGCCAGAACGCGAGCACGGTCGGAGAGGCCATTGCCGGGCCGTTCACGCAGACCATCGACCAGGCGATCGCCGCGGCCCGTGACGCTGCCGACGATATTGACGTGGCGGCCCGGCAGGAGGTCGAGGTGACGCAGAAGGTCGACGCGGCCGGCGTCGCCCAGGCCGTCCGCGAGGGCGTCAAGGGGATCGAGTCGAACAGCTCCGAAGGGATCAAGGAGATGTTCCGGATCATGCGCGGCGACCAGGCCGACCAGCGCGAGGCCCAGAACGCCCGCAACCTGGCGAGGATCGCGGACAACACCGAAGACATGGGCGAGCTCGACCTCGAGACGGTCGAACTGGCCGCCGGGGCAGGAGGCTAAAGATGGCGATCGTATTTCACCGCGAGATCCCAAAGGAAAGGTCGGCGTCCGGCAAGAAGAAGGACGGCGACGAGTACACGCGGGCGTTTTGGGTGCGAACGGACTCGACGACCGAGTCGCTGGTCGACGTATCGAACGCGCCTGGGATCGCCTACTACGACCCGCACCCGGACAACCCGGTCGCGGTCATGGACAGCTACGACATCAAGGCGGCCGACGACAGCGGTCTCCTGTACGTCGTCTCGTTCAAATACAAGAAGTTCAGCCCGGACGAGCAGGAGGATCCGGATCCGGGCAAGCCCGGGTCGCTGCCGTTCAAGCCTTCGGTCTGGGGCGGGTCGTCGTCCGTCGTCGCCGAGCCGATCTACAAGGACAAGAACGGCGACATCATGACTAACTCGGCGAAGGACCCGCTCGAAGGTCTGGAGGCCGAGCGGGCCGAGGAGCGTCTGACGCTGACGCAATATTACGCAGACCACAATGGGTGGATGCAGCTCGCGAGGGACTACACGAACTCGATCAATAACGGCATTTGGAACGGCGGCGCGGTTCGCACCTGGAAGTGCCAGGGCTGCTCGAAAAAGCTGAACATCGAAACGCTCGAAGGCGCGACCGTCGTCTACTGGGAGGTCACCTGGGAGTTCGCCTACCGGGCCGACGGGTGGACGCTGAAACCTTGGGACATTGGTTTCGCCCAGCTCGTCGACGAGAACGGCGACCCCAACAGCTCCGGCACGAAGCGGGCCCAGATAAAGGGGCAAGACGGGAAGGGCGTCCGCCAGCCGGTCGCCCTGAACAACGGGATCGCCAAGGACGCCGGCCAGCCGCCGGACGCCCTGGAGTTCTTCGTGTACGAAGAGCGGGACTTCTCGACGCCGTTCGGCAACGTGTTCACCCCGGGGGCCTGACGTGGGACGCCGCCTCGACAACTCGGACCGCGGGGCCCTGATCTCCGTCGAGTCGGCCAGGCGGATCGCCGAGGTCGTTCGGAAGGTCGAGGGCGGAAACCGGGACATCCCGCCGCTACCGCTGCGGACCGCGTACGACGACGGCGGCGAGGTCCGGCTCTGCAAGACAACCGAGAAGTGGGCGAAGGATACGGAGTCCGAGCTCGAGGTTTGGGAGGCCGGCACCGCGACCGCCCCGGAAGAGAGCAGTCCGGCCGAGACCATTACCGCCTCGAACGTGTTCTACGACGTGGACTCAGGCGTCTTCGTCGTGATCGCCAAGGCCGCGAACGGCCGCTGGTATCTGGTCGAGGCCGGCGACCCTGACGACGGCAGTAGCTGCAAAAGCCCGGCCATCGGCGGCGAGGACCTGACGACGGTCCTCGGGTACGACGCGGCGAAGACGCAGGTCCTCGGCCACGAGGCCGGATGTCTGAAGTGGATCGACACGACGACGTGCCCGGAGGGCTCTTCGTGACCGAGATCCGACTCGTAAACGGGAAACCGCTTCTTCGGGCCGGCAAACTGGCGACGGCCGACGCCTGCTGCGAGCAATGCGACTGCGACATGGCCGCCCTTGTCGCATCCGGTAAGACCGTCACGGCGACGGCGACGTTCAACCTGCCGGCCGGGGTGGCCTGCCCGCCTGCTCCGTTCCCGCAACAGAACTGCCAGTGTCCGCAGGGGGCCTATACCGCGACCGCTGACCTCGTCTACGGAGCGATAGGAGCGACCTGGTTCGGGGCGTGGGAGGATGTGACGGTAAACGGCGTCACCTGCTCCATCGTCATGGAGCTGTTTTGCCAAAACTGCGAATGGGTTTTGTGGGTGCGGTTCTATACGTTCGATAGTTTTGGAAACGGCATGACCTACAACTGCACGCTCTACAGTCCACCAAACCTAAACCCGGCCACATCTCAAGGTGCGGCTATCGGCATCGGGTTTGACCTGGCACCACTGGAGTCCAGGATGGTCGACGGCGTCTGCGTTCCAAAGGACACCGAGATAGAGTTCGATTGGCCTGAATTAGAAATTACGGCCACCGCCTCGATCACGGTGACCTAATGGAGCAGCACGATCAAAAGACGTGCCCGAACTGCGGCGGAGTCTCGCGGTTCTCCCGACACGCCCAGACCGTCAAGGCCGGAGAGATCGTCTGCTTTTGCGACCTGCGTCGCGGCCTGGGCGACATGGTCTCCGCCGGCCTGGCGGCCGTCGGCGTGACGCCCGAGCGGGTGAGCGCGGCCCTCGGGGTCAAGGACTGCTGCTGCAAGCGCCGGGCCGAGGCCTTGAACCGCATCGGTCGGCGGATCGGGATCGGTTGATTCAGGCGCGGCCCGCCGTAGCCTCACGATAACCCACCACCGGAGGCAAGGATGCCCGCCGACCCGATCACCGCCAAGGCCCGCCGCCTGGTCGCCAGGTTCCCTGACCACTCAGCCCGCGGCCTGGCTCGGATGCTCGTCGAGCAGTCAAACCGGGCGATCACGATCGAGCAGGCCCGGAACCGGATCCGGAACATCCTCGGCGTGATGGGCAACGATCGCCGGAAGTCCGCCAAGCACCCGCGGCCGCCCCGCCAGGCCGGCGAGGTCCGGCAGATGCCCGCGTCGATCGCCGAGCCGTGGGTGCCGTACACGATGAACGTGACCGGCCGCGTCGGGATCCTGTCGGACGTTCACGTCCCCTACCACTCGGACGTGGCCGTGGCCGCCGCGGTCGCCCACCTCGAGGACGCGGGGCTCTCGGCCCTGCTTCTGAACGGCGACATATGCGACTTTTACGCAATCTCGCGGTGGATGAAAGACCCGACGCAGCGGGACTTTAAAGGCGAGCTATCGGCCTGTCGGGACTTCGTCGCCTGGATCCGCGACAGGTTCCCGGGGATCCCGATCGTCCTCAAAGAAGGAAACCACGAGGCGAGGTTCACGCATTTTATTTGGCAGCACGCCCCCGAGCTGTCGGACGATCCGATCATGTCCCTCCCCGGCTGGCTCAAGCTGGCCGACCACGACATCGAATACGTCGACGACCAGCGGCCGGTCATGGTCGGCAAGCTGCCGGTCCTGCACGGCCACGAGCTGCCGAAGGGCCTGGCCGCGCCGGTGAACGTGGCCCGCGGGGCGTTCTTGCGGACGCTCTCGACGGTCCTCGTCGGTCACTCCCACCGATCGAGCGGCCACGCGGAGAGCGATATGTGGCATAACGAGATTTTCACCTGGTCGACGGGTTGCCTCTGCGACCTCACGCCCGAGTACGCCCGGATCAACCGGTGGAACCACGGGGCCGCGATCGTCACGGTCCACGACGGCGGCGAGTTCGATGTCGAGAACTTCCGGATCTCGGCCGGGAAGGTCCGCACGTCATGAGGCCCGCCGTCTGGCTCGACGCGGAGGCCCTCGACGCCGCGGAGCGGCAGGCCCGCCGGGTCGGCTGCGGTAACTGCTGGACTGGCACAAGCGGGACCGTAGCCTCGACCGCCCTGCACCTCGTTCGCATGGTGCGACATCTCACCGAGGAGGATCCCGTGAAAGACCCGAACCATCCAGGCTACGGCGACCCACCGGCGACGAAGGCCGAGGAGCTGCTCGACATCGCGACGCGGACGATCCGCCAGCGACGCTCGACGTACGGCCCGCCCGGCGAACACTTCGCGAAGACGGTCGCGGCGGTAAACGCGATCCTCGGGCACAAGCTCCGCGAGCCGCTGACGGTCTCGGACTGGGCCCAGATCATGATCCTCGACAAGCTCGCGAGGCACCAGGGGAACGGCGGGACCACGAAGAGCGCCGACACCTGCGTCGACCTCGCCGGCTACGCGGCCTGTCTCGCCGAGGTGGAGTCATGTTCGACGCCGTCGTCGTGATCTCGCTCGCCCGCCGGCCCGACCGGCTGGAGGGCTTCTTTGACTGCCTGTCGCGGCCCTGGCCCTTGCCCTGGCCCGAGGTCTTCCAGGCGGTCGACGGCCAGGCGGAGCCGCCGCCGACCGGCTGGAAGGCGACGCCGGGGGCGTGGGGCTGCGCCCGGTCCCACCACTCGGTTCTCTCGTGGGCGATCGCCACGGGCGTCGAGCGGCTCCTGGTCCTCGAGGACGACGTGACGTTCGTCCCGGACTTCGCCGCGCGGCTCTCGGCCCTGGCGGTGCCCGAGGACACCGGGCAGCTCTACCTCGGCGGGCAGCACCTCGCGAAGGCCGAGGCCCTGCCGGGCCGCGAGGATCTCGTCCGCGGGCTCAACGTGAACCGGACCCACGCCTACGGGGTCCTCGGCCGGGCGGCCCTGGAGACGCTCCGGGACTGGATCGAGCCGAGCCCGGCGTGGAACTGCCGGCACCACGTCGACCACCGGATGGGCGTCCTCCACCGCGAGCGGCGGATCGCCGTCTACGCGGTCCGGCCGTGGCTCTGCGGCCAGGCGGCCGGGCTCTCCGACATCACGAACCGGAACGCGGCGGCCAGGACATGGTGAGGAGCTGGGACTACTTCGACACGCTGCACGGCCGCACCTGCGGCGAGCCGTGGCGGGTCTTCGACCTGGTCGGGGGCGAGGAGTACCGGGCCATCCGCCAGGAGGCCGAGCGGCGGTCGGATAAGACCTGGACCGGAATCTTCGAGACGCTCCGCCAGATCACCGGCTGGAGCCGCGACCGCGTCGACGAGCTGCGGGACCTCGAGGAGCGGACCGAGCGGGCCTGCGGGTTCCCGATCGTCGAGAACGTCCGCCAGTTCGGGCCCACCAACCGGATCGTGACCGACACCTACTTCGAGGCCGGCCAGGTCCAGGGCCTCGCCCAAAAGATCGGCCTCCCGGGCCGGCTCGACATCGCCGCCTCGTGGGATGGCAAATGGACCGGCCGCTATTGGAGAAGCAAGGCGGCCCGCGAGATCGAGATCCACGTCGGGGACAATGCCCGGAGCGATGTCGCCCAGGCGAAGGCCGCGGGCGTCGAGGCCCGACACTACAAGGGCGGGGCCTGGACGAAGGGCGAGCGGGACCTTGAGGCGGCCGGCTTGTGGGAGATCGCCGGGGCGGCCCGCGCTGCCCGGCTCCAAAATCCCCACGCGGCCGGCACGCGGGAGGCCGGATGGTGGGACGGGGCGGCGGCGGCGAACGTGCCCTTCGTCCTGGCGGCGGCCGCCCTCGTCCGCGGGTACGTCGAGGCGGCGAAGCCCGAGCGGGTGGCGTTCGTCTCCCGGGACTCGATACTCCTGGGCGAGGCCTACCGCCACCTCTACGGCGAAAGGGTCGAAGTGTTTCACGCGAGCCGGGAGACGCTCCGCCGGCCGTCGCCGACGTTCTTGACGTATGTCAAACGGCTGGCCCAGGGGACGCTCTTCGTCGACCTCCACGGGACCGGCCGCACGATGCGGCAGTTCGTCGAGTCGACCGGCGTCTCGCTCTCCCACGTCTTCGTCTGCGGGCAGCGCCGCCTGGCGGCCCACGCCCCGGCCCTGGTGACGCTCGCCGGGATCGGCACCGGGACGGCCGTCGAAGTCATGAACTACCACGACCAGGGCCGCGTCCTCGATGTCGTAGGCGGCGAGCCGGTCCGCGCGGAGGTCGAGTACGACCTGGCCGCCGTCGCCGTCCACCGGGCCGCGACGCTCGCCGGCGTGGCCGCCTGTTGCCGGCCGCCCCAGGGCGTCCGAGCCGAGCACGTCACGCAGGCGGCGGACGTGATCCGGCGGACGGTCCCGCGCGAGCTGCTCCGCCAGCACGAGGTCGAGCACCGGGCGCGGTGATCACCCGGTTCGTCTCAGGCTATCCGGCGGCAGACTCTTGGAATGCCCCCCCCCCCGCCTTTTTCCTATCTTCACGCCGTAGAGCGGACACGAGCAGCTCGCGCGGCGTCGGGGCCTGCCGGCCGAGGATCGCCGGGTCGATGTAGGACTGGGCGGCGATCTTGGAGCCCGGGACGTGGCCCAGGTGGGCCGTCGCGGCCCCGGCCTGCTGGCTCTCCACGTCGGTCGAGCTGGCCCGCCGGATCCACTTCCAGGTCCCCTCGCGGATGCCGGCCCGTTTCACGAGCCGCTCGACCTGGGCGGTGAACGTCTCGTGGCTGGCCGGCCACGGGCAGACGAGGTCCCGCGGGGCGACCTCGAGCGACCGCCGAAGGGCCGCCATCGTCGACGGGGCCAGGCGGAACACGACCGGCCTCGCGGTCTTTGACTGACACCAGGCCCCGGACCCGTCGGGGCGGATCGACGCGACCGGCAGGCGGATCAAGTCGCCCCAGCGAAGGCCCGTGTCCCAGGCGACGCGGACCGCGAGGTCGAACCAGTCCGACCGACGCAGGCCGCACCGGTGCCACCGTTTGAGATCACGGCAGGCGGCGAGGAGCTGCTCGACCTCGTCGTGATCCCAGGCGGTCGGCGGCCGCCACGGCACCTTGACCGCCCGGACCCGTTTTGTCGGCGGATCGCAGAGCCCATCCTCGGCAGCGGCCCTCCATAGGGCGACGACCTGGACCTTCTTCGAGCGGACCGTATTCGGGGCGGCCTTCGCCGCGTAGTCGCGGAGCCACTCGGAGACGCTCCGCTCGTCGAGCTCGTCCAGGCGGACGGGCCCGCCGGCCCACCGCTCGAAGAGGTCGGCGGCAATTTGATATTGCCGAAGTGTCTCCGGCTTGAGGTCGCGGAGGAGCCCGTAGTCGCGAGCGTACGCGCCCAACGTCTCGGGGCCTGACTTGCGGAACATACTGCAACTCGTGTTCTGGCCCACGCCGGGGGCCTTATGCCCCCCGACGCAAGTACCTACCACGAGAGAATCCGTTCACTCGGCCGCCGCGTCAAACCGCCCGCACAATCGCTCCAAGCCGACCGCCCTTCGGTTCCGGTAGAGCATCGGTCTACGGAACCGAAGGTTGAAGGTTCGAGCCCTTCCGGGTGTATTCGCCGGCGACGTGGGACTCTATGGCCCGCGCCTCCGGTGGGGCAAGTACGGCGGCCTGCGTTGACTCGACGGGGCCGACATTTAGCATCGGAGGCTATGACCATGATCGTCGACAGGTTGGGCCGGCAACTCTGCACCACCGCGGAGGCGGCCAAGGAGTTCGGCTGCGGGCCGTCCTACATCCGGACCCTCGCCTCGAAGGGGATTCTCTGGTCGAAGGTGGAATCCCCTCGAGTGGTGTTCTACGATTTGGACCAGGTCCGGAGAGTCGCCAAGGAGAACAGGGCGACGAGAAAGAAGCGGGGCGGCCGCCCACCCAGGGGCAACCGCGCCGCCTAACGCGAGGCGGTCATGATCGACGCGGCGAAGTACGTCGTCCGATTGTTCGCGGCGGTGATCCTGTTGGGCGTGGCGGCGGTCTTCGCGATCGTCGCCACCACCGACCCGAAGACGCGGACCCTCCTGCTATCCCTCGCCGGGGTCTTCAGCCTGGCGGGCGTCTTCACCTGGCCGCGCCGCCCGAACGCCTGGCGGAACGACAAGCCGACCGAGCGGCAGATCGCGTTCGCCCGGGACCTCGGGATCCAGATCCCGCGGCGGGTCACGAAGGGCGAGCTCTCGGACATGATCGACCAGGCCAAGCAGATCCGGGACGCCCTGTAGCACTGCTATCAGCGGCCTTTTCCCCGCGAAACCGCGGCTTCTTTTTTCTGGTTCAAGTGGCCTTGACCAAAAGGCGATAACTCATTTAGAGTCCCCGTCGCGTCATGGATGACACGGCGGATGTCGAGTTGTCCGGTACATGGAGGTACGCGATGGACGCCACGGTCTGGATCGAGCTGCTGATTGTGTTCCTGCGGATCGTCTCCGCAGGGATGGCCGGGTGACCCGGTCTTTTTTTGGGACCTCAAAAGGCGAAAAGGAGTTATGGCATGGACGCCAACAACGCAGAACGGATGCCGGGTGACGCGGAGGCCGACGCGGCCATCCGCGCGATGGTCGACCAGTACGGCCGGCGGCTGGAGCGAGGCCAGGAGGTCTCCTACCGGCGCGACTCGTGGCCGGCCGGGCATAGCGAGTCGGGCCGCGTCGTCGCGTTCCACCGCGGCCGGATCCTGATCGAGACCGCCGACGACGTAGTCGAGGTCGAGGCCGACGAGCTGCTCCCCTTCTGACTGGAGGCATGGATGCCCCGCGCCGCGTCTCGAAACGACTCCGCCCTGCACCGGTCGACCCACCGGCAGGCGAACATCCTGCCGGTCGTCGCCCAGGGCCGGCTCGCCTGGCACCTCGGACGGTGCGCCTGGCGGCCGCTCCGGGCCCTCGACGCCCTGCTCGAGGAGATCGACCGAGTCGGGCCGCCGCTGAACCGGCTTGTCGTCCTCCAGGCGAAGGCGGCCCGGGAGGTCGCGTGGGCCTACATGACGGACGACACGGGGGAGGTCTGGCGATGACGACGGACCAGTGGATCGGCGTCTGGCTCCTCGTGGCCGCGGCCGTCCAGGCCACGGCGGCGACGGTCCTCGTCGTCGGCGGGCTCGCCGTCTTGAGGCAACGCAAGGACGGAGGCCGGGGCGGATGCCGCGGCCCAGGATGCCGGCTGGAGGCCGGCCGGCATGGATGCACGACGACCCCGGCGGTCGAAGGACCGGCCGCCGGTGATCTGAAGACGCTGGCCCGTGCGGGCTGGGTCGAGGTTCGGGATTCGCGAACGAGGAGGTAGACGATGGCAGGGTTCAAGAAGGCGACGAAGGCGGCGGCGAAACTCCGGGCGGCGATCTTCGGGCCGAGCGGGGCCGGGAAGACGTACACGAGTCTGCGGGTCGCGACCGGCCTGGCCGGCGACGCGGGCCGGATCGCGGTGATCGACACCGAGCGCGGCTCGGCCTCGAAGTACAGCGACCGTTTCGCGTTCGACGTGCTGGAGCTGGAGGACCAGACGATCCAGGGCTACGTCGACGCGATCCGCCTCGCGGCCGAGGCAGGCTACTCGGTCCTCGTGATCGACTCGCTCTCCCACGGGTGGCAGACGCTCCTCGAGGAGGTCGAGAAGTTGGCGAAAGCCAAGTACCGCGGGAACACTTGGTCGGCCTGGTCCGAGGGGACGCCGCTCCAGCGGAAGTTGGTCCAGGCGATCCTCACCTTCCCGGGCCACGTCCTCGCGACGATGCGGTCGAAGACCGAGTGGACGACGGTCGACGACGGCCGCGGCAAGAAGAGCCCGCAGCGGGTCGGCCTGGCCCCCGAGCAGGGCAAGGGCGTCGAGTACGAGTTCGACCTCCTGGTCGAGATCTCGACCGAG